TTTCAATTAACGATGTGATAAACAGGTCGTATAAATCTAAAATATCTGAACATACAGCAATATACGGTCCTGGCATGCTAAGACATCAGGGAAGGGAATTAACGGAAGTAAGTTTTAGTATTTCTCTGGTCTCATCGTTATTATCCGATTCATCACCGGCAGAAGAACTGGACAAAATAAAGACTATGTGGGAATTCGGAGAGTATGACTATTTAACGCTCGGAGGCGAAACATTTGGAGCTTTTCCGTTCTTAATAACAGATATGAGTGAGAAAAGTTCCTACTTTAATAAAGAAACTTCCAATTTTGATTTTATAAATTTGGAACTAACGTTAAAAGAGTACATAGATAATCCTAGAAAATATAATCAGATAATAGAGCAGTTAAAAGTTCAAAAAAAAGAGCAGGAAAAACTTGTGGAAGCAGAAACTGCAAATGTTGAGATTGAACAGAAAACAAAATTACAGGAATTTGCCGAAAAAGTAAAAAATAAAGTAGATGGTGTACTTGAAAAAGTGGATAAAGCTATTGAAATTGCAGAGAATAAGAAAAAAGAAATACTAAGTCAGCTCGAAAAAATCAAAAAGGATGCAAAAATTGATGAACTGATGAATTTAGTGAGAGCTGGAATGATTACGGCGGATAAAGTCAATGAAATGATTGATTATGCTAAAAATTTTGATAAAACAGATAGAGAAATACTAATGAATTTTTTAAGGAATCAGATTGGAGGTAAATAATGATATATGTTTCATCTAATCAGGAAATAAATTATGCTCCAAAAAATTATGTTGAGGAAGTTATAACAAATGTCGGAATGCTCTTAAGAGTCTGCAAGGAAGAACAGCCGCTTAACCGTGATTTTAGCTTTGACAGCGACTTGATAGATAAAAATATAAATGTTGTGGAAAACAAGCTAAATTCACAACTATTAGAAACGTTTAGGGAATATGAGCCACGAGCAATTCTGAAGACTACACAGATAATAATGAAAGATAAATTTAATAATGATTTTGATATTGAATTAGGAATTGAGGTGATAAACATTGAGTGAGATATTAAATGACGAATACGAGATTATAGATTCGGATTCCTGGGAACTTAAAAGAGATATGATTAATAAGTTTCAGGAACTGAGTGGAAGAAAATTGACAGAAGCAAGTCCGGAGACGTTAATTTTTGAAACAGTTGCTTACATGATCGGATTGAGAGAAGAAAAATATAACGATGAAATGAAGCAGAACTATCTGAGATTTGCAAGGGATGAAAGACTGGATCTGAAAGGGGAATTTTATGGAAATAGAGGAAAAAGGCTTTTTGAACAACCAGCGGTGGCAACATTCAGATTTTATATTTCTTCAATACAGGCAACAGATATAATTATTCCAAAAGGTTCGAGGATACAATACAATGAGCTGTATTTTTCGACAGACGAGCAATACAAAATAGAAAAAGGAAATTTACATGTGGACGGGATTGCAACTTGTAATACAACAGGAGCTATTGGAAATAATATTCCAGTTGGGCAAATTAATGCAATGGTCGATATTTTTCCACATTATGACAAAGTTGAAAACATCACAACGTCAAATAATGGAGCTGAAATAGAGCAGGATGACAATTATAGAGCTAGAATTAGAGAGATTCCTGAAAGTTTCACAACAGCTGGCAGCAAGGGGGCTTATGAATTTTGGGCTAAGTCGACAAGCACAAATATTGTTGATGTCGTGGCACATAGTCCGAGTGTAACGAATGTGGATATTTACGTCTTGACAGATTCTCTAACGCTTACAAGCGAGCTTAAAAAAAGAATTGAAGAAATGCTAAATACTGACAACATAAGACCGCTGACAGATAACGTGACAGTAAAACAGGCAATAAAAACATCATATACTATTGATTTTGACTACTACATTGACAAGTCTAACGAAACGCTTGTAAATGTTATTAAAAATAACGTTGAAAAAGCTATCAAGGACTTTAAAGCTTGGCAACAAAATAAAATGGGCAGGGATATTAATCCAGATGAGCTTGTAAAGCTGCTAAAGCTATCTGGAGTAAAAAGAGTTGTATTGAGAAGTCCAACATTTCAAGTTTTAAATTTTAATGAGATAGCAGAAAACACAAATGTTACGAGTAATTATTTGGGAGTTGAAAATATATGATAACTATTGATGATTTAAAATTAACTGATATAGCGGCGCAATCAACTTTGAATGATGAAACGACACTTTGGATTTATGAATCTATAAATTTTGCTATCAAAAAGAAGCATGATGCGATTAAAAGAAAGTTTTTCTTGGAATTATCAGAGTTAAATGATGTAGAATTAGATTTTTTGATGTGGGAATATCATGTTGACTATATTGATTCAAATATTAGTAAAGAAACTAAAATAAAATTAATAAAAAGGTCTGTTTTTTCACATTTTAATAAAGGGACTGTCGGCGGAATTAAAGAAATATGTGAAATATTATTTAATGGAAACGTTGAAATAATAGAATGGTTTAAATATGGAGGAAATCCTGGATATTTTAAAGTAAATACAGATGGGAATTTATCAGATTATGAGGGCTACAAGAAAATAATTGAAGTTGTAGAACAATATAAAAACATACGTTCCTGGATCGAAGCAATAAGACTTTTGAGAAAAGAAGAAAGAAAAAAATATTATGGATTTATTGAAAAAAACAAAAAGAAATACTACTTAGGTTCAACTGATATAAATATACCAAACAGCTTGATAACAGCAAATTTTGGAACAGTTCACAGAACAAGGGTATTGAGAGAAATAAAATAGGAGGAAATATGGCAAAATTTAATGGTTTTATTTTAACAGAAAAAGGAAGGGAGTTGTTAGCCAAAGGATTATCAGGAGAAACAATAACATTTACAAAAATGGCTATAGGAGACGGATCAACAACAACTAACGCAAGAGAAATGGAAGCTCTGGCTAATCAGATTACAACATTGCCAATTTTAAATATAAATGCCAAAAAAAATGGAACTTGCGAAATCAATGCATTATTAACCAACAAATCTGTAACGACAGGTTTTTATATCAAAGAATTAGGAATTTTTGCACATGGAAATGACAACATTGAAGTACTTTATGCCTACAATGTTTCAACAAGTCCGGATTTCGTGCCACCTTTCTCAGCGAATAATGTTGTAGAGATAGAATACGTTGATACAATTATAGTCGATCAAGCGACAAACGTAACAGCAGTTATAGATCCTAGTATCACGTATATCACTAAAAAATATGCGGATGAAAATTATTTAGTTACATCGAGATTGGCTGAAATAATCGGACTAGAATTTGGTGGAAACATTCAAGATACAGGAAATAAGGTTAAAGGGAAATTTTACTTTGATAATGTTACCAAGTTTTATTACGAATGTATTACGAACAATAGTCTGACATATAATGATAGTTCAAAATTTAGAGCGATTTCTAATAAGCCGATTTCAGACAGATTAGAAAATTTATTTAAATTCGAAAAATCTCAGGCAGGTTCGCTCAAATTTGGTGGAATCGAGATAAAATGGGGCATTGTCCCAGACGGATCGGCGACATTGGTTTTTCCAAAACCGTTTGACAACGCATGTCTAAGCATACAGCTAACCAGGCTAGGAAAACCTGTTAATGATACGACAGGATCAGGAGCGTCTGGAGCTTCAACGATACTGGCTATTTATAGAACCCATTTCGATGTGGATAGTGTTATAGGTGATAGAGACAAATCAGAATTAACCTATTTAGCCATTGGGTATTGAGCCGGTAACATGTAAAAAAAATAAGGAGGAAAATAAATGAACGTTGTAATTTATGACAAAAAAAATCCTGAGATAATAGCGAGACCAGTTATTACTAATTTAGAAGATTTCAAAAGCAGTCCCAATTTGTTTTATCCAGACTGGAATGTGGAAAAACATATCTGGAGTGAAACGGAATACCAGAATCCAGTTTTCGAGAATGGAAATTTGAGGGAGGCGACAAAAGAGGAGCTTTACAAGGCTGGAAAATATACTCTTGCTGAAAACGAGCTGATAGAGAACGGAGAAATCAAGACAGCTGAATTATCTGAGTTTGAATATATAGAAAACAATCAGATAAAGTATAGAAAAGAAGAAAAGATCGGGAAACTGAAACAGGAGCTTTACGAATTAAGAATTGAGAGGGAGAAGAAGCCTTTCGAGTTTGAAGTGAGAGGGACAAAGTATTTACAGGGCAACAGGACGATAGACCAGTCCAACATAACCAAGATACTGTTCAGCCTAGTTCTTAGCTTTATTCTCGGATTAATGGGGAAAATAGCAAAAGGGCAGAAATTGGATTTCTCACAAGTTATGACTGATTTAATGGCGACAGAGTACAGCAACTGGAAATTCTACACTGAGGACGGATCAGAAAAATATGTAAATGTAAGCGTTCAGAAATTCATAGAAATGTCTGAAATAATGAGAAAGCATACAACAGCCTCAATGGTTGCTGAAACAACATTATCACATAGTCTTTTAAATAAATCTATAGAAGAACTGAAAACGTTTAATGCAGAAGCTGAATACAACAAACTTTTTGAAAACGAAATAAAGTAAAATTAGGAGGTATTTTATGCAGCTTGAAAGAGATAAGCTTTATATATCATTTCACAAGCCAAAAAGCCTGACTGGATTTCTAATATCACTAAGGACATTAGGGAAATATAGCCATTGCGAATTTATCTATAACGACTATGTGTATCTTAGCAATCCAGGAGGGGTACGTATAAAGCCTTTTGTCTATAAAGAAAATATGGATATTTTTGAACTAGATAGCCATATTGAAATTCCAATTGTGATAGAAGAATTTAAAAAATTAAAAGGCAAGGGCTATGATTATGGTGCAATATTCTTTAGTCAATTGCTGGAGCTGGGGATTGAGCATAAGGACAGATATTTTTGTTCAGAGTTGTGTTTACATTTAATTAACAAGGGATTGGATGAGAGCCTGACGTACAATTTAAAGAGATTAAAGGCTAGCGAGTTTAGTCCAGCCAAATTATACAAATATTTAAAAGATATGGAATTGCTGGGAAGAAAGGCGGAATGAAAATGGATATAAGGAATTTAATTGGAATCGAAATTACGGAGCAAGGAAAACTATTAAAAGTAACAGATGCCATGCTTGAAGGGGATAATATTGTTCTGATAACTGAAACAGTAGAGAAAGCTAAGAAAGATATAAAAGAAACTAAAAAAGGGAAGTGATTTAAATGGACAGATTTGAAAGAATATTTGACTACTTGCTAATGGTCGAAGGAGGATATTCTAATGACAAGCACGACAAAGGCGGAAAAACTAAGTACGGAATAATTGAGGAAGAAGCAAGAGACTTTGGGTACAAAGGACATATGAGAGATATGCCTTTATCTATTGCTAGAGATATTTATAATAAGAAATATTATCACAAGAATGGACTTGACACTTTAAAATCAGACAAGATAGCATTATCTGTTTGTGACTTCATTGTAAACAGCGGTAACTGGGGAGCTAAAAAAGCACAGGCGGCACTGAATGAACTGGGATTTGATTTAAGAGTGGACGGAATTTTAGGAGATAAAAGTTTAGCGGCATTGAATGAAGTTGATGAAAATAAATTTTTAGAAAAATATCACGACTTGCAACGTAGATTTTATCGAGTAATAGTGGCAAACAAGCCATCCCAAAAAGTGTTTTTGAAAGGCTGGTTAAACAGAGTTGACAGAAAAGAAAAATATTTAAAGGAGACGGTATAAATGAAAGTAATATTGAATGTAGGACACGGTGGAGTAAGAAAGGACCCAGGAGCTTGCGGAAATGGATTCGAGGAACACGCTTGGAATAAGGACTTTGTAAACAACTATATCATTCCTGAATGCAAAGAGCAAGGCGTAGATTATATCATAGTATATCAGGATTATTATTCTAAATTGCCAGACAAGATTAACAATTTAGCAAACAAAGGAGATATAACATTATCATTCCATTTAAATGCAGCTGATAAAACAGCTACAGGTGCTGAAATGTTATTCTGGCACAACTCAAAGAAAAGCAAGGAGCTTGCAGAATTTTTACAGGAGGCTAACATTGAAACGACACATTTGAAAGATAGAAAAATCTTGCCACGTGTAAGAGGTGATAGAGGCTGGACGTTGTTATATAAAACAGTAACGCCTTGTCTTATTGTTGAAAGCGGATTCATAACAAACAAAAACGATATGGAAGTATTAGAAGCAACAAAAAAGGAGCTTGCAAAACATTATGTAGCGGCTGTTAAAAATTATTGGAAGAATAACTAAAAAAATGCTTGAATACAAGCTAGATTTAAACGTTAAAAATAATTTTGGTATAAAAGGTTGGCTAACAAGGTAAAATTGATTGCAGGGCTTGTTAGCTAGCTTAAAATCAAAATGATAAAAAATAAGAAAATAGGAGTGATAAAAATGGACGATTATAAATCAAGATTAAGAAAAGAACT